TCTACCCGCTGCGGTAGCTCATCCTGAGCGTATACAGTTATGTCTAACGAACCTATTTTTATATCCTGTGGAGATAAATCAACCGCAGGGGAGGGTGGCTTCCACCCTAATGGAATCGTGCCGTCTGACAACGGCGTTGGCTCCAATATTTGGGTGAACACGTTTGCTTTTCCACCCAATCCTACAACCTGACGGAAAACGTTTCCCAAGAAACTTAGTCCAGTCTTTGGCTTTGTTGTAGTGTTACTGGGGGTAATTTCCTTACCGCCCTCAATAACATTTAATCTAGGAGCCTTTGGCTTGTACGGCGTATTTGCCGATTTACGGCTGTAGCCCCTTGGTCCTACCTTACGTCGTGCCATGTCTAAACCTTTCAAGAAGTTTAAGCTAAAAAATTGCGCATATTTTTAACTCACAACGCATATATGCGCTTTTTGTTTTTATGCGTTGTGGGGGTGGTGTCGTCTGGGTGTGTGTTGTTTTCCCTGTGTTGGGAATACAATACGTCCGTTTGCACTCTTGTAGTCTCAAACGTTCGTGCTGAGGCATACACATCTAAAAGGGGATGGTGTCGCAACTTAACTGCTCCCTATCATCCCCTGTGAACATCTCAGCTATGCGCTGTAGATCGGGAAACTTTACTCCATATTTCCCGTGGCTAAACTGAAGATTTGCAAGCCTATCGCTCTTCTCTCCGGTGCGGTAGTAGTGCTCAAAATCTTCGGTAGGCCAGCGATCGTTGTGACGCTGTCCTGGCTCTTCGCCGTAGAAACGCGAAGCTCTAAGTCTGCCGCTTTTAGCGGCGTATTTCGCGATATAGCCTCCAAGACCACTTGTTCTAGCCAAGACGGCTTGGACATGTCCATGACGCCACTTACTCGTGACTTTGCGCCACGACATACTATCGCGACAGTGAAGCAAGATATGCCAATGTATTCGTTGTGTTCCATTTTCACCATGTTCCTCGGTACACAGATACCTTACGGGTGCCTCGTTTTTTCGGACCCTTTTTAGGTACTTTTTCACTTCATCATAATCCGGCATAACCTTAGCCGGATCCCAAGTTAGAGTAATCCACCACGTTCTTTCGTGGGTTATACTCTCGAGAATACCCCTGTACGTCCACGCTAATTCTCGCATTCTCTTACAATTAACGCATTTTCTACACCTAACCTCCTGAAGGATGCCCGTTCCGGCTTCTGTATCCTCATCAACGATGTGAACGTTTGATGGATTAGTGCAACATAATTTCTCATTATATCTTTCTACCCTGTCGTACTCTTGAGAGTACATTTGGTAAAACTTCATTCCATATCGTTTTACATTTACAACCATGAAAGTTTGCTCCCAGAGCCTTCGGAGGGGGTGTCATGTATGCTATAAGGTCAAGTAGGCGGATCAGGGGTTACTTCCCCTGACCGCGGCGGGCTAAGATATAGCCCGCCAAGATGCTTAGAATGATGGTGTTGAATGCAAGCATTCCCAAGACCATTATCCAGACGATACTTGTCATTTAAACAACCTTTAATCGTCTTAATGGTGTTGCAATTTTTGTGGACATGACGCCTTCAAAATTGAAATGCTCCGCAGCGCTATTATCCGTCGGAACAGCATCCCATGCTGCCGTTGGATACAATGCTGTCTCATCATCCGTTGGATCATACGCATTGATATAGGCGCTATCCACGTTAAGGACGTGGGTTCGGCCGTTCCACAGATAGTGGTCTACGTTTAGATACGTGTCCGGAGCCATGTCCGACTCGTTCTCAATCCCTCCTCTGCTAGCAAAATTCGCATTGGAGATCTTTTTATGTTCAGCCAATTGTCCCACGTGTGGGAATTGCTGCGGGGTCATCCACATATAGCTATCGCCGTTGTAACCCCCATTTAAATGAACCTTAGGCCGAATTGATGCACAGCCTATTACACATCCGTGCTCCTGAAAAAAGCGACGCTTTGACAAAGTATGAGTACATTCGTGACCATACGTTTGGACTGAAAGTCCTGTGCTATCATTTATTGTTCTTTGAGGCTTAATATATTTCCGATAGTGGCCCAGAAACTCTGGTATTTGAGCCACTGTTTCATTTGCGTTAACGCCCTGAGCGCGCAAAAACGATGTATATTTGCCGTCTAAGCTTTCTACCTTACGTTCGTAAGCCAACCTTGCGCGATGCTGTTCTAAGGTTTTGATAGAAAGTGAACCGCCCGAAACGTCAATTGTTTCATCTTCTTGATCATAATCTTCGTCGCCTTGAGTTTCGGCGGTCCTATCTACGATAGGAAGACTGGCAGGAGTCGCACTTATAGAATAAGCATCATGCTCCTCACGGAAATACTGATTAACAATCATTTCATATGCGTTAGCCAAGAAATGTGATTGTTTGCTATCAGCCAACCCAAACAAAGCGCTCCCGTGAGCGTGATTTGTAGTTGGTGGTGACAATGTGCTATCGCCCATTATCCACGTCGGGAAATCCGACCATACCAAACGCCATGGCACGTAATAGTACCATATATCTACTGTTGCACCGCTCATTCGTTGGGCAACGGGTTTGGACATAAATTGTAACTGAGTTTTAATGTTATGCTGGCTCTCACCAGAGAATACTGGGTGATAGCTGAACGGTATTAAGCGTCCAAATTTACCACCGTTTCCTATAATGAAACGGGGCTTTCTGATTTGTCTTGATAAATTTGCCATGTTTTTAATCCTGTTTAGATGTTAAACGGACGGGCAGGGGAGATCACTTTTGCAAGAACCGCCCGTCCTCACCGCCTCATTTACTTCTCGAGGTTTCGACGGTATTTCCATTTTCAAAGAACCATCTCCAAATGGCTCTACGTTCAATCTCTGGTAACTTATGAGTAGATATATGAACGACGACTTCCTGATCGCCGCATCCGCATCCCTGATTTAACTCCGCGTTTAAAGGCGGCTTCGGAGGCTCGTCGCGCAGCTGACATCCTGCCAGTACTAGGACTGCGACGAGTAGTAGTACGCTTAGCAGTACTGCTGGTTTTACTACGTGTTTTAGAATTTGTTCTGTAAGCCATTTGATAACGGATCCTCCATCATAGGGTTGACCTAGATGTAGAGATTCGTTTTTCGCATAATATATATTGTGCCATATTATGTTAATTACGGGTATGTAACCCTACCACATCTAGTATGTGCTTTTACTGTACAAAAATAAATATTATTTGTCTAGGGGTCACAATGTAGGGCCAACCTGATACCCAATTTCGCGACCAGTTTTGCCGAATTGTTGGAGCATTGAATCGTGCCCACGTTTACCCATTCGGCTCATCTTGCCAATTAATGCATCCTCTACAAAATTATAGGCGACGTCAACTAAAAAACTTTCGACGTCTAAATCTAAGAACCCAGTATTCCATCCTTCGTATATTCCATACGGCGTTTTCGCTTTATAGCGCCACGATTGTACACGTGGGTCCCAAAACGTAAGGTAACCTTTTCTCATGGGAGGACGCATCCTTCCCATTGGCTTCGAGATAAGGTTGTCAGTAAACATAAAATACAATTCGGGTAACTCTCCACCTACGGTTGCGTCAAATACCCTCTTTAGAGCTAAATAGGCTTCTCCGTATCTTGACTTAGCGTCCCGACGCCTCTTTTGATTACTACCGGCGCGTACAGCTAATCGTGTACTCGTTGCTACTTTCATTTCTGTTAACAACTCGACAGTTAACTCTGAAAATTTGTCAAATTGGTGTCTAATTTCCGGCTTACGAAGGCCGTCCAATTTTTGTTCCTTATACCAAATTTCGTCTATTATGTTTGCCACACGTCCATCTGCTAATACGCGCGGCTGCAAACGGACGTCGATTTCTTGTATCACCTTGTTTTGCGCTGCTAACCAAGCTTCATATTCCGCGATAGCGGCAGCCTGATCGTACGGTTTATAATCCGTACTTGTAATTATTACATCGGCTTGACCGAGCCAGCGCTTATCTCCATAAGCGTTGCTGACCTTCCGGACTCTATCGTTTACCTCCATATAGGGATTACCTACGTGGACATCCTCGAACGATATGATTTCGTTTCTTTTAAATTCGAGTTGTCGCGGTGACTCACCTAAAGTGCTTGGCGGTTGATACTGTACTGTATCTTCCTCTAACCTTATCACCGGAGCACGAGGGTTAACCTTAATAGGTAATTGGCTATAATATGTAGGTGGCTGTGGTGGCAATGTCACCACTTCCGGATCTACCCGCTGCGGTAGCTCATCCTGAGCGTATACAGTTATGTCTAACGAACCTATTTTTATATCCTGTGGAGATAAATCAACCGCAGGGGAGGGTGGCTTCCACCCT